CCAGAAGACCGTGCTACTCGCATCGAACACCACAACTCTATCTGGGGTCCATTTGGTCGTAACCTACACGAAGACCTGATTGGTGTTGCTGGGCAGGGTACAACTATGCGTACAGGCACAGAGCCACGTAATATCCTTCATGGGCGACACGAGGGCGGCACAATTCACGATGAGGTGGGTATGCGTCACTACTACGCTGAGTGGTCTAAGTGGATGGGCGTAGATGCTGCTAATCCCGTAAAAGAAAAAGAAGCTGCATAGATGGACCCTATTAGTGCAATGGCGACAGCTTCTGCCGCATTTAATACAATCAAAAAAGGTTTTCAGGTTGGGCGTGACATCGAACAGATGGCATCTGACTTGGGTAGATGGATGGGTGCGCTGTCTGATATTGAACAGGCAGAAAAGGAAGCAAAGAACCCACCAATATTTAAAAAGTTATTTTCTGGCAAAAGTATTGAACAAGAAGCTATGGAAGCCTTTGCTGCTAAAAAGAAAACACAGCAGCAACGAGATGAACTTAAACAATGGCTTCAATTTACAGTAGGCTCAAAGGCTTGGGATGAACTCGTCCGAATGGAAGGACAGATACGTAAGCAAAGACAAGAGACACTATACAAGCAACGTGAACGTAGACAAAAGTTTATGGAAATTGTGACTTGGATTTTTGTGACATCTTTAGCTGCTGGATTGTTTTACGCTTTTGTTATGTTTCTTTTGTCAAAGCAAGCCAATGCAAATACAAAGTGGGTGACGTGTCGTCTGCATTCATATGAGAAGATAAAGCAAAAGGATAGCGTATATCCGCATTACTTGTGTGTGTACAAAGGTGCAAACAATACTATAGAGACTATGACTATAGAAGAGTTCTGTCCGCGCGAGTATCAGTGTGAGTACAATCCCCGTGCTAAAGATGGTCCCACTTTGAAAGAAACACTTGATAGCATACGCAAGGAATTACAATAGTTCTTGACTATTTGTTTACTTTAGCTTATAATGGTGTAAGAGGTACCTATGAAAAAATTAGCAGTAGAAGCCCTACGCCACAAGTACAAAGCCCAGCAAAAGAGTGCAGAGTATGTATTTAAAAATTACACAATCAATCCAGCAGCTATCGGGGAGCATCCTGACTTGCTCGAAGAAATGGATAAAGCAGTCCAAAGTTGGGCAGATGCTAGAGACAAGCTGGAATCGCTTGAAGTATTGGATAGCGAAAATTAATGGTTACTAGGAAACTACAAAGAGACTTGAAAGTTTAAATGTCCATTACTTCTTATCCAAATGTTGTTACGTTTAGTGGGGGTGTAGGTTCGTATCCCTACTTCCTACAAGTATCTCGTGGTCTTATTGCCGGACACAAACGTGTATTTAAGTTCGGATACAACGGCGACATTGACGACTCCGAAGAAACTATTTGGGATGTGGGTGGTTTATATGCTTACCCATCTAGTGCTGTAACAATGACAGCAACTAGTAGTTCAGGTGCTACAGACGAAGATGTAGAAGTAACTATTCAAGGTGTAGACGCAAGCTACAATGAATTATCTGAAACAGTAACTTTAGACGCATCAGGAACTGCAACAACTACAGGTAGCTTCTTAAGGGTATATCGTGCTTTTGTTGCGAGTGGTACAGCATCTGCAGGAAACATCACGATTGCCAACGGCGGCACAACTTATGCCTATCTATCTTCCGCTGACCAGCAAACCCTAATGGCCTTGTGGACTGTACCGGCTGGATATACAGCATATTTGTTTCAAGTAGACACCACTGCGTTTACGGTACAGAACAATAAAGTTGCCACGATACGTATGCTCACTCGTGAACTTAACGGTGTATTCCGTACTCAAAACAAGTTCGATTTGTTCGAGGGTTCATATCATTTAGATATCACATGCCCACAACCAATTCCAGAAAAAACCGATATCGAGTTCCGTGCAATAGCAGATAGTTCAAATGCTGACCTCAGAGTTGCCGCAACTTTTGATATCATCTATATAGAGAACTAAAGATGGCTGAACGTAAAAGACGCACCCTTGCTCTGGAACTGACAACGGCAAATCAGGATATTTACACGGTTCCGACAAGATTCACAACTGATGTGAATAGCATCTATATCAATAATGCGTCAGGAAGCACGGTTACATTTAGCCTAGATTGGTACGAGGCATCAACTACTACCTTTTATACACTTGCTGAAACAGTCGAACTTCCTGCAAATTCTTTGTTACAAATCACAGACTATCCCCTATATTTAAGTGGCGGCGATAAGTTGCGCGGACTTGCAAGCGCAAATAGTTCCGCGAACATTTCAATATCTCTTGAGGAGTTTTTTGAGACTTCCCTGTAAACTGCCTTAAAGGAGTAACCCAATGGCAATCACAACTGCAATGTGTACATCATTCAAGTCTGAATTGATGGGAGGCGTACACGACCTTGATACTGATGTGCTTAAATTAGCACTTATAAAGGACACACCCACTGGCACATACGATGCCACAACTACAAATTATTCTGATGTAACTGGTAACTCTGACGAGTCTACTGGTACTAACTACACTGCTGGTGGTCAGAACCTTGATGGGGCTACTATTGCTACGAGCGGTACAACTGCTTTCCTAGATTTTACTGATGAAGTATTTGCTGACGTAACTGTATCTGCTGACGGCTGTATTATTTACAATTCGTCGCAAGGCAACAAGGCTGTTGCTGTCATCGATTTTGGTGGCACTGTTGCTGCTACTGCTGGTGACTTGACTATTGAATTTCCTGCCGCTGACGCTACTAACGCAATTGTTCGCATTGCGTAAGGAATAAGGCATGGCCTTCTATGACTCCTCAGATGCGATTTATGGAATAGGTGTATATGGTTCCCCGTCATACGGAGTTGTGTCACCTAATGTTGCATTAACAGGAGTTAGCGCGACAGTAACAGTAGCATCTGTTGCGGTTACTGGTTTTGAAATTGATATCTCTGAGGTTCTTGATAGTGTATCCGCTACTGCTTCTGTAGGTACAATACAAGTAAATATCACTGAAATTATTTCTGGGGTAAGTGCTGCTGGTTCTGTCGGCACACCAGAAATAAAAACCACAGAAGCAATCGACAGTGTATCTGCTTTAGTTTCTTTAGGTACAATAAAAGTAAATGTTACTGAAGTCATTAGCGGTGTACAAGGTACAGTTGCACTAAATGACGATTTAGACGTACGGTCTATAAAAAGAGTTCCGATTACAGGTGTATCTGCGACAGGGCAGGTAAATGGAACATTTAATTTTGTAGTTACATTTGACCCTCTTACAGGTGTTGGTGCTACAGCTTCACTAGGCACTGTAGAAGTTAAAATAAACAAAGAACTTGACGGTGTATCTGCCACAGTGTCTATAGGAACACCTATTGCAACGGGTGTTATAACAGTATTTAGTGCTTCTGCGTACGACAGAAGGAATGCAGTACACGTCATACCAAACGCACTTGTACTTAGGTCAGTAGATACGGGTGCAGCAGCAACAGCATACGATAGAACCAGAATGGTTACCGTTATACCAGATGCACTTATACTTAGGTCTGTGGATACTGGTGCAGCAGCAACAGCATACAACAGGACCCGAATGGTTACTGTCCTACCAAAACAAACAAGCAACAGTAGAAGGGCAGCTTAGAGATGTCTCTTAAATGGCCAGATAAAGACCCGGATGACCAGTTAGATTACTCTATTAATTGGGGTCCCGCACTAGACACAGACACAATCTCATCTGTTGTCTGGAAGATATATGATGCAGACGGGGTTTTGCAAACTTGGTCTGACAGCCAGATAGTTAATGGTTTGCAATTAATTAGTCGCACTAATACTAATACTGTTGCTACAATCTATCTAGGTTCCGGTACAGCTTTTACTACCTACAAGGTTGTATGTAGGATGACAGCAAGTGATGCTACTATTCGTGAGCAAGAAGTGCGAATCCGTGTTGTGGAGAAAAATTGATGGCGTATAATTACCTTTCCCTTGCCAATGAAATATGTCGCCGCTTAAATGAAACAGAGTTAACATCTAGTAACTTTTCTTCATCTGCTGGTTTTTACGCGCAAATTAAAGACAGCGTTAACTCATCAATTCGGGACATCAACCAAAAGCATTTCTACTGGCCTTACAACCACAACACAGACGACATCGTTTTAACAGCGGGTGAATTACGATACCCCCTTCCCGAAAATGCCAAGTACACTGATTTTGATACGGTTCGTTTGGCTCGTGACACTGCTGTTGG